TTAAGAAAGCCAGTGGAACATTAGTGGAACATTTCACCGATAAGCGCCGATTTTACGGCATTTCTTGATTGGTTGGTAAGGACGAGGTCACCGGTTCAAGCCCGGTTAGCAGCTCCAGCCAAACAGCTATTAAATTGCGTAAATGCGTGGTTTGATAGCTGTTTTTGTTTTGTGTGATGTTCTGTGATATTCCTTGAAAATTTACGATAAGGGACTATGTAGTGGAACATAGATTATGATGTCAAAGCCTTTTTTTATCGTGCAAGAATTGTATAGCAAAAAAACAGCCGACAGAGTTATTATTCTCTGTCGGCTTTGATCAAGCTTCATCATCCGTAACATCAGTCGAATCAACAAATTCACATGGTGTTAGTAGCGGTGGCATAAATGCCGCTTTCGTTAATTGTGAAATAACAAAAACAGATTCTGCGATTGAAGTAAAGCATAAAGTATTAATTTCCTCGTTATTCCAATTATCGATTTTTTCAACTAATTGCGGAAAATTTTCTTCTTTAATATCCCATGAAACTAAATATTCAACTGTAATAGCAAAAAGCTGCGGTGGATTCATTGAAATATTTCTGGAAAATACAACTAATAATTTATCACCTGATTTACTGAGTTTAGAATGAAAATTATCTGCTACATCAACATTTAATTCATCATTTTCAGTATCTGCTGGTAAGGACTTATATTCAATTTTTTTGAGAGACAGCTGTGGATTGCTTATAATTTCCTGTAAAACCATTAAATACACCTCCGTTATATGACAAAAAAGTTCTATGACCAACCATTGATCTACTTGTGTTAACTTTTTCAAAAGCTCTTTCTATATTGGCGGCCTTACAACCTACGGAAAGTACCGGAGAATACATTTTTAAACACTCACTAAATCCGCTTGCTTTTCCTACAAATTTACTAAGAGCCAAGTTGATACATTGGTTAATGCTAACGCCCTCAATAATTGAAAGTTCAGCAATTTCACGATGCAAAGACTTTGGTATTCTCAGTAAAATTTTGCCGCTATATTCAATATTTTTAGTAACGATTTCTTCTGAAATTGGTATGCCATACTTTTTTGAAGTTTTAATGCACTCCTGCTCCAATTCTTCAAAAAGCTTTAATGCTTCATCTACAGTTTCGCCTTGAGCCACGCAACCTTTTAAGCATTTGCTCTTAATACAATAGAACTCGTGCCCCTCAACTTCCATTTTTTGAACATCAAATCCATATCTCATGTTAATTCCTCCCTTATCATATCAAGCAAATCCTTCAACTGCTTTATGTAAACCTCGCCAACACATTTTCCGTGTTTTGGAACGGGTATTACATAACCTAATTTAGGATAAACAATTTTGGGATGATTTCCACCACTATCTAAAATACAACCGAAATGCGTCATTACACTAACTACTTCATCGAACGTTATATCATTAGGTATAGGTTTTTTATAAAACTTTTTCATTGCCTTATCAATTTTTGACAAATTACAAGCACCGCCTCAAAAGCTCAATATGATATTATATATAATATCATTGGTTGAATCGTTTGTCAATAGGTTTTATTAAAATAATATGAAAAAAATAATGGCATTTATTCCTTAAGAACAAAAAATCAGCCGTATCAGAGTGATCTGAGACGGCTGAAATTCTACCTATTTGATTTTTATCTTCTGCCCCACATAAATGAGGTTAGCGTTCTTGATACCGTTGTTCTTGACCAACTTCGTCACAGTGGTCTTGTAGCGCTGTGCGATGCCTGAGAGCGTATCCCCACGTTTCACCGTATAAGTCACTGTCTTCTTGGTGGAGCTTGTAGTCGGCTTGCTAGTCGGTCTGACAGCATGCTTCTTGAAGCCGTTCAGCCCTGCCGCCTTGATCTTCGCAGGATAGTCCACATAGCAGATATCCATATCAACAGAGCCGCTGATACCGCTGACTCTTCCAGTGGAGCTGTACTGCCACATACCATAAGTACCGCTAAAGTTGCAACGTGAGCCGTACTCAGCGACCCACAGAGCGTATCTCTTGGCGACAGAGGCAGATATGTACTGCTGTAAAGGCGAACGGCTGATATACAGTCCTGCCCAATAGCCTGCGTGTTCAAGTGCATTGCAGAAAGTCTTGACAAGGCTGTTGCAAAATGCTCTGCCCTTTGCAAACTGTGAACGCTCCTCGAGATCGAAGTATATCGGATACTCAAACGTTTTGCCCTTGATAGCGTTGATACAAGTCTGAGCCTCTGCCTTTGCGTCCTCGACGCTCGCCGCATAGCTGTACCAGTAAGCTCCGACTTTCAACCCTGCCGCCTTAGCTGCCTTGTAGTGGCTCTCGAAGTAGGGGTCTTTCTGATTGGCGTACTTGCCGAAGCCTGCACGAATGATAACGAAATCGACCCCCGAAGCCTTGACCTTCTTGAAGTCAATGTTCTGCTGATACTGTGAAACGTCAATGCCCTTAAATGTCTTTGCCATAAAATTACTTCCTTTCTAAATCTTCAATGCGGTGGTTTGCGACCTTTATCTGTTCAGCGACCACCGCATAATCCTGCTCCAGCTTGTAAGTCCGAGCAATAACGGAATTGTGCTTGTCCACACGCTCTGACAGCTTGTCTATCTTGTACTCTATCAGCTTTTGGCTATCATACTGCGCCTGCTGCATAGTCTTACGGCTGTTAGATGCTATGACGATCTGACACACTACCGCCGAAACAGCTGTTATCAGTGCAACGATAATTGCTTCCGTCACTCGTCATCACCTGACTTTCTCTTGGCGCTCTGCGTGCCGAAATAGAACGATATCACCACAGTAAACACCGTGATGAACTGCTCTGCTGAAATCGTGCGGCGCAGTGCCAGCACGCAAAACACCGCTGTCAACAATATCGTCACGATAGACTTGACGTCTATAAGCTTTGCAAATTTCTGTTTCATATCTTGCTCACTCCTTTATCTCAAAAGCAAATCTGCTTAACAGATATTTCTTATTATTGAGCAGTATAGTTTGCGTAGGTACAGCATAGTCACTGTTATTATAGCTATCTGATATACCCTGTATATGAGAAAGTATATGATACACATTTGTAAAACCTTTGTTTAACTCAGTAGAAACTACAGGAGCAAATGATGTTACTGATTTTTGTTGGCAAAAATACCTATAAGGTGTAGATTTTATAGAAGTTCCATTAGTAAATACTGAATATAAATTAGTATTATTATCAGCACAACTTGTTGTCAAGCCTATTTCAGTTTCTCCTGTTTCATAGTTAGTTATTTCGCCAATTATTATATTTATACCAGGTCTACTAGCGGTATTATTGTCTATTCCAATAGCCACTAAATCACTCTGTTTATAAATAACCCATCTTCTTTTATCGCTTGCATAATTTGTTACACTAATACACGGACAAGTCAGTGCTTCTGTTCTTAGGTCACACCAACCGTGTACTGCAGCATCAGTAAACTGACCTCTTAAAAACAGCTCGTCTGTTACCCAAAGCTGAAAGGTGACATCTTGGGTATCAATACTCGCATTATCGCCCTCGAACACAACTTTCTTAAAATCATAGACCTCGATAAGCTTTGTTATCAGCCCTCTTAGTCCGTCTGTTCCCTCATATATTTTCATCTTCGACCGCCTCCGCTATGCCTGTTATACCTATGTTTCCGTATGCTTCTCCCACTGACACTCCCACAAGGCTCTGTCCGCTCGCCATATCGGGTATAGTGTCGATAATATCCATATTGCCGTTGAAGTCCTCGATGCTGAACCTGTCCGACCTGTCGGGCTTTTTAAGTCCGAGATTTTCCGTGAAACTAGCCAACTATACTTCCCCCTTCCGCATTTTTGCCGACTATGAGATAGTACACCTTGAAAGCGTATGTGCCGCCCTGGTCTGAGGTGTGTTCAAGGTATGCCTCCCAGTCGATGTCCCTGCCGTTGCTTGCGACTTTGTATTGAAAACTCTGCGACTTGAAGTGCTTTTTGCCCCAGTCGCACACCATAAACACCGCAGGGTTAGTGACTCCCGAGGGTATCATTCCTGTGCGTGTATTGTATGACCACTGGGAACCGTTGTCGGCGTTGACCTTCATATTCACCGTGAAAGACCCCCACCGCATATACAGTGGGTAGAGCCTGTTTACAAGGCTTACTATCTGCGCCGCTGTCTTTGCACGAAACACCGCTGTACCGCCGTCTAAAAGCTCGTCCGTCTGTTCGCCCGAGTACCGCAGCTCATACTCCTCCTCGCCGACTATTTCTTCAAGAGCTGCCACCCTCGCCGTGAGCTGCTGGATAAGCTCCTCGGTGGTGGGCGTTGTCTGACCTGTGTCTGCTGTATCGGCAGTATTCTCCGCCTGCGTATCAGCCACAGTTGTTATCTCATTTTCGTTCATTATCTCGCCTCCTAAAGCTGTTCTTCCACCGACAGACCCACCGCTGATATGTCAGCAGATAAGCCGCCGTCAAAATTGAATCCTATGTTAGTTATTGGTATATCGTAGCTTTCGCCGCTGTCGCTGACGTATGTCACAACGTCCCCGACGTCAAATCGTGGGTCGCCAAGGCGGTGAAAAAGCTCCGTTGTATACCACGAAAAGCCGCCTATCCTATGCCACAATGACCGCAGCAGCGACATTGTCATATATGGATTTTCAAACTCCACCACACGCCCTGCCGAGCCTGTGGTATTGCCCAGCCGCAGAGTTTCGCTGTCGCTGACCTTACAGACAATGCCTGCCAAAACATTCGGACGTTCTCCCAGTGTTGGCAGGTCGATAGTGTTGTTGTCCAGTATCTTCACGCTCGAGCCGTACCATTTACGGACGTATCTGCCGTATCGGTCAACAAAACCGAACTCGCCTTGTGCCGAAGCTATGTAACTGAGCATCTGCCGCATTGTGGTGTCTTTGGGTATAGAGCTTATTTTGAAGTCGAAGTTTGCGGTCTTTAATCTGATATGACCCTTGCCGTAAAGCCTTGCACCGCCCTTTACACGGAGCTTTGCAGGGATGGTGTAGTCGTTGCCGTTTTGCAGTCCAAGCTGCTTGCATATGTCGTCCTCGACAGCCTTTGACCACGCAGGTAGCTTGACCTTTGGCACATAGGTCTTGTCGGAGAAGTAAAGCCTATCCGCAAAAGTGACCTTAGTATTTCCACCCGACTTTTTCGATTTGACACAAGTAAAACGTCCAAGTGGTATTCTCTCTCCGTCAAGCACCTCTCCAAGCTTGCTTATCTGCTCCACTGTCAGCTTTGAAAGCTCAGCGTAGGTGTAGGCTTCTAGGGTTGAGTAGGTGGTAAATGCCGAGCTGTCTTTCATATACAAACTGAAAACATACTCATTTCCAAGATACTTAGTTCCGTCGTCAACCAGCTCCGCCGTCACGCTCTGAGAGCAGACCGCTCCAAGCTCTATATCATCACTCAGAGATGTTGCTTGAATGTCCGTCTGAACGTTCTGAATGCCGTCATATGCCACAGGTGTTTCACTCTGAGCGTCCTCTATCCACATACCCCACAAGGCTTTGTAACTCTCTATCCTGCTTGTTATCTCATTGCTTGCTATGGTGTACATATGCCCTCCTAACGTTCTGCGAATGTGACAGTACAGCTCTTGTAATACTCACCACCGTCAAGTCTGACAAGCCCCTGCGGTACATAGTCGCTTGCGTTGGCAGATATAGAATAATACTTGCCATTGTGCCAAAACTCCAGCTCTGCAAAGTCGGGTCCGTCCTCGATAAGGGATTGTATCTCGGCTGAATCTGCGACAGGAAGCATTGTCCACTTGCAAGGCAGTTTGTATTTGCAGAACTTTCTTGCACCCACAAACAGGCCTGTTGTGTTCACTCGTCCTGAGCCTGCCGTCCACTCATAACAGTTTACAGGGCTCCAGCTATCAGGGTCAGGGTCTGTCACCCACACGCCATTTATCTTTAGCAATGTTCCTGTCAAAATGCACTCACTCCCGTCTTACGTTTATACTGATTGTTGCTGTCCTGCATACACTTGAAAAGCACCTTGCTGTCAACTGTTCCGAAGAACACAGGGTCATAAGCTTTCAGCCAATCAAGTATAGCGTTCAGCACCCTTAACACCTCGTCAAGCTTGCCGTTATCAAGCATACCTTGCAGTTTGCTCAGCGGTGAGATCACCTCCGGGTCTGCCTTTGCGTTCCTGTTATCGCCCACCATTGCAAGGGTCGGTGCTGTCGCAAGTCCGCCTGTGGCAAGCTTTGGTATCTCAGGTATGCTTATTGTGTCAAGGTCAAAGCCGAAGGTTTCTCCGCCTATGCCAGGCACCCAATCAGGCACATCAAAACTCAAGCTGTTAATGCCGTCGATTATCCAGTTGACCGCACTTTCAATAGCACTGGTCATTTTGTTTACTGCACCGATAATTAGGTTTATAGGTGCTTTCACAACGCTGTAAAGCGTATCCCACACGCCTTTGAAGATCTTCTTTACACCCTGCCAAGCCTTTTTCCAATTGCCTGTGAAAATGCCTTTTACGAACATTATAATGCCGTTGAGAATGGTCTTTACGCCTCCGAAAGCGTCTGAAAAGGTCTTTTTGAACCACTTGCCTATGCCTTTGAAAACGCCCTTGACAGCGTTAAGAAGCTTTGTGAAGATCTCCTTTATCTTTGCAATACCCTCAGATACGGCATTATACAGACCTTGTATGATATATCCGCCCATTTCAGCCATGACCTTACTAGGGCTGTGAATACCAAAACAGTTCTTGAAGCCCTCAATAAATGGCGTAAGAACATGGTCATAAAGCCAAGTGCCTATGCCCTTGAAAGCGTCAACGATACCTGTGAAAAGCCCCTCAACGATATTACCGCCACAGTCCTGTATCTTCTCCGTAAAGTAGTCACGGATACTGAAAACAGCGTCCTTGATAAAGCCCCACAGCACCGATACCGCACCGCCTATAGCTGAGCCTATCGCCTTGAAAAGCTTTGTGGCAATGCCGCTCCAATCTATTGTAGAAATGAACGTCCACAGTTTTTCACCTATGCCCCGCCAATTTACAGTTTGCAGGAAATTTATTGCCGTATCAAGCAGACCTTTCACGCCCTCAGAGATAGTCGTTCCTGCCTTGCCCCAGTCTATCTCATCAAACCAGCCGTTCACAGAAGTGCCTATGGACGAGCCAAAGCCCGACCAATCAAAGGTGGTAACGAACGAATAAAGATAGTCGATGATAGCTTGCCATTTTGAAGCAATGGTCCTGCCGATAAGCGACCAATTTGTTTTCTTTATACCGCCATTAAGAAAATTAGCCGTACCCTTGCCGAAGCCTGCCCAATCGAACTTCTTCATAAAGCGGTATCCTGCGCCAAAAATTGTGTTTATGCCTCCACCGAAGCTGTCCCCAAGACCTGTCCAATCAACGCCGTTAATAAAGCTGTTCAGACCGTCTGTAAGCTTATCCACAAAGCCATTCAGCTTTTTCTGAATACCGTCCCAGTTGATGTATGCGAAAGCTCCGTTGACCTTTTCAGCCACAAGAGAGCCTACTCCTGCCCAATCGCCCGACTTTATGGCGTCTTTCATACGCTCCGCCCAATCAGGAAGCTGAACGTTGTCGCCGTTTATGGCTGAGTAATCAATGCCGCCCTCTGAACTGTCTGTATCGGACTTGCTCTGATCCGGTGCAACTCTTACAACGTCAAAGTCCGCAAGGTAAGTGTCCTGAGTTTTCTTTATCTTCTCCGCTGACTTCTGCGCCTGCTTTGTCGCCTGCAAGGACTTCTGATAGGTGGTGCCGAAAAGCTCAGAGATAAACGCCGCCACAGTTTTTGTCGCCGTTGCTACGCCCGTCATAAGCGTATTGAGATACGGCATAACTGTGTTCATTATAGGTGTGAAAGCTATGGTGAGATTTGCTTTTATTTCGTTTAAGGACTTGGCAAATTCTTCGTTGCCTGAGACAGCGTTTGCAACAGCGGAACGTATTCCTTTCAGCAAAACAAGCACGCCTGCCATTAAGAACACTTTTTTTGCCGCAGATTTGAGCGAATGAGTAAACTTACTCAGCGGTTTTGAAGTGCTGTCGATAGTTGTTTTAAGCCTGCTGAATTTGGATTTAACTGCGTCAACAGCCTTCGAGCCTGCCGAACGCATTGTCTTGAAAGCTCCTCCAAGAGTTGACTTCACCGCCTTGCCTGCAAAGCTTACGGCTGAGCCGATACCGCTTTTTATCCTGCCTGCAACAGTCTTTATTTTCTGCACGGCACTTTCAGCAAAGCCTGCGATAATATCGTCCATTTTTGTTGTCTGCTCTGAAACGCTTTCAGCCGACTTCTTTGCCGTTTCCGCTGCTGTCTGACTTATCTTCGCAGAACTTGATTTAGTCTTGTCCTGCATTTTCTGAATTATCTTATCCGTTAGTTCATTGACCTCAGCTTCGACCTTTGTAGTGTCATACTCAGGGTCATAGTTCACCTGAACAGTTTTAGGCTTGATATTATCTGTCTGCCCTGCCGCTTCCTGCGCCTTTTTGCCCAGCTTATCATACTCAGCCATTGCCTTTTCAACAGCTTCCTGCATACTCTTCTGAGCGATCTCTGACGCACTGCCAAAGCCCTCGTCTACGGCTTTAGCAGTCTTATCCATAGCGTTCTCAACAGCTTTCTCTGCCTGCTCTACTGGCTTTGAAAAGCCGTTCTGTATGCTTGCAGATATCTTGTCAAGCTGCTCCTGCACCTTGTTTTTTATCACAAGGTCAAGAGATATAACACCAACGCTTGCTCCGTCTGCCATTACTTATCACCTGCCTTTCCGAACATTCCCTTGAACAGCCTTTCAAAGTATTTCGCAGTTTCAAGCTTGTCCTGCTCTGTGAACGTTTCTCTTGCTTTCTGACTTCTGAATGCCGTCCACTCTGAGCGTATCTTCTTTTCATACCTGTCGAAATTTTTTATGATGTCCTTGTTGTCCTCGCTCCTGATACGAACGATCTGACCCAGCGGCGTATCGTGCATAATCCCTGCAACGAGCCTGTACCAATCGCTGTAATGCAGATTTTCCTGCTCTGAGGGCAGGATATTGTACTGCTTTGCAATGGATTGTATGATAAGCTCTCTGTCATAGTCAAGATCATACCAGCTTTCTTCAAACTTACTCTGCGTTTTCCTGTGGAAATCGAGCCTCTGTCTTTTCTGCGTCCTCGCCTGTTACCGCTGAGATAACAAGAGTGAAAAGCTGCTGATATGCCGCCCAAGGCATATTCATTGCCTCTATCTCCTTGTAGTCCTTTGGTGCGAACGCAAGCTTGAAAACCTCGTCTATCATATCAAGGTCTTTCTTTTCAGCGTTCTTGTCGCAGATGTCAAGTATCTTCTTGACAGTTTTCTGCCTGTCGTCCACAGGGTAGACCTTGTCGCCTACTCTTATCTCAGGTGTACCTGTAAGAAGCTTGCTGTCGAGTGTATACATCTTTGCCATAGTTATTATCCTTTCTGATTTTGTGCATAATAAAAGCACCCCGATCTCTCGAAGTGCTTGACTTTGATATTTTGTTGTGATATAATATAAACAAAGAAGGGTACTGCATACAGCCTTACGGCTTGCGGTTCTCCCTCGATGATATGTTACAAAAATAACCGTCACATCTTGGTAGGAGGGCGGTTATTTTTTATTCTTATTATTGCCTGCAAGGTTGATTATGTTAATTAAAACGTTTATCAACGTAAGTATTTCAAGAATACTCATGCCGCTCACCCCCATTTCTGAGGGAAAGAACTGAACCGCCTACCGTTATATGCAGCACCCGAAGATATTATATCACGGGTGCTTTATTTTGTCAAATCATGTTTTATCCTGCCTCAGTAAATTCAGGCTTGCCGTCGGAAGCAAAGTCGAACGCAAGCGGTGCGACTGCTGTTGAATCTCCGCCGCCCCATTCTGTTACGCTGACAACGCCCTTGATAACAAGCTTTGCTCCGCTTGGGAAATTCCACACAAGGGTGGTAGTTGCCGCCGCACCTGTTTTGAGTGCAAGGCTCTCGATGTAGTCATTGCCTGCGTCACCGATGTTTCTCTTGCCTGAGATACTGATAGTGATAGACTTACCAGTGAGCAGACGTCTTGTCCAGCCCTGCTGATCAAAAGGCTTCCACTCCTCGATATTGCCGTCAATGGATACTGAAAAGCTCTCCATATCGGCAATAGTCACAAGATTGCTCTCTGTCGAACCGTCGCCGCCTGTCTTGTCTATCTTGAACTGGTTTTCATATACGGGATAAACTCCTGTTGTGTTTACCATACTCATTCATTCCTTTCGTAATATACTGTTGCCTCGATAACATATTCACACACGCCTCGCTCGTCCCTGCCAACAGAAACAGGCTCTTTGCATTCGAGATACTTTACCATAAAGCCGTCAGCCTTATGCTGACGGATATCGGATAGGATATCAAGAACGCTTTGAGCCTTTATCTCTGCCTGCGTGGGATTGTCGGTCCAATGAATAAGCACCGAGATATGTTTTTCAAGTGTTTTTGTGCAGGCTTTTCCGCCTATGCAGATACGCTGTGGCTTTGAGGTCTTTGCGTTGTACACGCCTATGCACTTATCAAGGTTGCCGTCAATAGTGCCTGCATACACGTCCTGCAGTTCAAGGATATCACTCAGCATATCCGCTATGTTAAGTAAAGTCATACGCCTGTCCTCTTTTTGAACTCTGCCACAAACTCATTCTTGGCAAGGTCCTTTTTACTGCCTGTGATATATGGTTCAAGCCAATGGTCTGTCCTGCCGTTTTTGAATTTAAGCTTTTCAATAGGTTGCTTGACTTTAAGCTTTGCACCCTGTCTAAACCTATATCCAACATTTTCTATAAAAGCAGGACCTTTTCCTGTATCAGCGTCAACCATTTTGTTTCCGTAATACAGATATCTTGCATATAGGCAATCGTGGTCAAGAAAGACGTGTGTGCCGTCCTCTTGTTCTCTCACATCAACATATATGCTGTTTTGTAATCCACCTTGATCTAGTGGAACTGTGTTGATAACATCTGATTTCACCTGCTCCATAGCCACCTCAGCGGACTTCACAGCGGCGTCTTCGATAGCTTTTATTGCCTGCACATCAAGTTTTATTTCAATGCCCATTATATCAGCTCCAATCTTGTGTAATTCACCCTGCCGTCAGGGTCTTTGGCTTTCTCAGAGCCATATATCTTGTACGTCCTGCCGCCTATGACCGCATAGCCCTCTACAACGGCGTTATCGGGGGCTATATCACCGCAGAAAAGAGCCTCGCCTGATAAGGTTATAAGCTGTTTCTCTGCGGATAATTTCTGCCTTGACTTCTCAGAGTGAAAGCATTTGCCCTCAAATATGACCGTCTGCTTCTTTGAGCCGTCACGGTTAAGTCCGTCTGAGCGATAGACCTTGCAAGGCGTTTTGCATACCCTTTCAGGTACAAGCTGTGGAAACTTCATCACATCAGCCCCCTGTAACATAGTCCTGTCTGCATAAGTACATTGTAGACCTGACGTGTTGTGATAACGCCGTCAAGAGATACCACCTTTGACTTATCGAATGACATTGAAACTCCGCTTATGCTGTAAGCGCTCAGAGGGCTTTCTAACAGCTCCGAATTGTCATAGATGAATTTCATCTGCAAGGCTGTGGAACGCCTTATACGCTCTCTCTGAAAGTCTGTAAAGCTGTCAATGCCATCTGCTGTTATGCGGTTGAAAGTCAGCGTGTCGATATCGCTTTCAGCCCTTTGCAGTATAGCTGAGAACTGTTCTTCCGGGATATCACACTCAGGACAGATGTTGCAAAACTCAGTAGAGGTGAGGTACATATCCCTCACCCCTTACTCGCTGTACTCGGTTGTATCAACGTCAGCGTAAATGCTGTCTATCTTTCCGTCCTTGCCGTTTGGGAAAGTGAAAACATCTGAGAACGCTCTGTTCTGATAGAGCCAGCCGTCGCCCTCTGTGTGTCCGCCCGGAGCAAAGCTGTAAATGCTGTTGATCTTAGGCACTATCTTTGTGGTCTCAGGTGTTGCGATAAGCACGTTTATCTTGTGTGAGCCTGCGACTTTTTCATAGTATGTATCAAGTGCAGACTTGCTCGGTGTGCCTGATACCTTAGTGTAAGAGTCGCTTGATTCGGTGTAATACTCCTTGCCGCTCACGATATCGGTATCAGCGGTCTTTACATAGCTTGCCACGCAAGGCTCAAAACCGCCGTCCTCAGGATCAAAGTTGAAGCGGTCATAGAAACGCTCGTCGTCAATGACCTCCATGATAGGCACTCCGTCAATGTCGGTCACTCTTGTTCTAAGACCAAGTCCTCCCTCTGCGATCTGCGTCATTTCTATCTTTCGTGTGAACTTGTCAGACTGCTCCAGCAGGTCCATAATTGTGGAAGTCACATACATAATGAGCGAGCCGTTAGACTTGTATCTTCTCAGCTTGCCTGCTGAAAGAAAGCCTTTGAGCTTATCAAACACGTTGCCCTTTGTGTATGATGAAGCGGCTGTTGATGAGTGATAGCCCTCAAGCTCTGCCGCTCTCTGAGCTGTCTTTGAGAAGAACAGAGCGTCCGTTTCGGGAGCAGACTGTGTTTTCTCGAATACCTCTGAGATATTCTTGATAGACGCTGATGAGTTCGTTTCGTCAACGTCAGCCTTATCCACAAGAAACTCAACGTCACGATCGTGTGTAAGAGTGAAAGGCACGTCCGTCTGAACATACTTACCTGTGTTCCAACCGCCGTTTCTGTTGTGGCTCTTGTAGCCTGATGTTGACATCTGTGTGAAGTGGAAAGTCTTTGCGTCAAGCCACCTAACGTTCTGTGTGATGAACGGGCTTGACAGTGTTTCCTGGATCCTTATCTCCAAGAGTTCGGGGTTCCATACTTCTGCGTAATTAAGATTTGGCATGATTCATTCCTCCTGTTTTTACTTGAATTTGTTCCAGCGTTTCTGCGCTGTTGGTTTGCTCTGTGGCTTCTTTTCATCAGTATCCGAAGATCCTGCACCGACCTTGAAACCGCCCTGCTTTTTGCCGTCGGACTTTTTGCCGCCCTCACCTTTCATATCCGGATACTTCTTCACAACCGCAGAAAGGGCGGCGTTGATATCCTGCTGACTGCCGTTTCTCACATAGCTTTCAGCCACCGCAACGGCGTCTTCGATACAGTCGGGCTTGATACCAAGCTGCATAGCGGCTATCTGCGTTTTGAGCCTGAGTATCTCCTGGTCCTTTTCATCAGGTGCGTTCTCTGCACTGTCCTGCTTGTCGGACTTATCCTCGTTTGGCTGTTCCTGCTTATCTTCCGCAGGCTTGTCAGCACCCTCACCGTTCTCGTCAGCCTGACTATCGTCCACCGCAGGCTGTTCATTGTCGGCAGAGTTCTCATCTGCCTTGTCCGCAGGCTTTTCCTCAGCCTTTGGCTCGTCCTTTTTCTCCTCGTGAGTATCGGGAGTTTTCTTCTCCTCCTCATCAGGGAGTTTCTTTTTCTCGTCCATTTTCTGACCTCGCTTTCTTAAATTTGTGTATGAAAAAAGCACCCGTTAAGGTGCTTAGTTCCGATATTTGGGTATAAAAATACCGCCTCGCCGTAGCGGAGCGGTCAAGAAAAAATATTATCAAGATCTATTTCTGATTTAACGAACACAGCCCCAACGTCATAATCATCATATACATCAATGTCCTTACCGTCTTTTGTATATGTCTGAATCGTAGAGCCGTCAACATCAATTAACAGCTTATTTTTCTTTGCGTCAGGAAAACTACGCTCGATCAGTTTGCAAGCTTTTTTAAACTCACTTTGACTATTATCCTTGAAAATCGTATAATCAAATTTTGTCATATCAAGCCCTCCTTTATAAGCCGTAGTTCTTGTTTACTTCGTCATTTGTTTTTGACGCAGTTTCTAAAATATCTTTTAAAGCTTCGTCTTTTGTCATGTTCTTGCGCTTCATTTTATCCTTTAATAACTTTTCAAACGTTGGTGCAGGACGTTTTTCATCAAGCATCATAGCCGTTTTCTTATCAGACATAGCAACGCGAGCTTCGTGTTTATAGTAATTTCTCAGTTCAAAAGCCTGCTTGACCTGTTCTTCAAAGGGTTTTGTTTTATCTATCTGATTAGGGATATCCGTTACATTTGCATAATACCATTCACGAACATGCTGACTGTCAGCTTGTGTTATCGGTTTTCCAAGATATTTTTTCAACGTATCTTTGTCTACCTCTATTATACCACTTTTTCCCGATTTGTCAACACCGCCACCATAATACTTCTCCCTGCTATGATCCCTATGCAGCACCTCATTATGCTCCTCAACGAACACCTTTAATTCGTGCTGAGCCTGCCTGAGCTTTCGGCGGTATTCCTTGGCTGTATCAGGGTCGCAGGTGCCTGCCGCAAAGCGTTTGAGCTTGCGTATCTTCCGCTCCATTGCACGCTGTTTCTGCTCAAGCTCTCGCTGCTCTTTTATCTTCTCCACCGGTATCGGCTCAGGTATCTGCGTTCTGCCGTGTATATACTGCGTCATTGTGTGACGGCAGTTGGGGTGGAAAAGCCCGTTCTTTACGGCGTACGACAGCAGCCAAAACCACTCACCGCAGTAATTTGACTTGCCTTGAAACTCGTCCTTTTCCCCCTCCCATACTGTGAACACATCATCAATGTATACTTGACCTTGCCAAGGCTCACAGGTCTTTGAACAGCCTCCGTATTGTGACACAAGCACAGTATCATAGCCAAGCTCTGCAAAGCGTTTCGCCGCACCCTGCAACGCTGCTCTTGTGGAAGTTGTCCTAAGAGCCATTCGCACATAGTCGGCAATGTTCACTCGCTTGCCGTCAGCGTATACGATACAGTTTATGCCCTTGTCAAGGAAGTCCTTTGTGGCAAGGTCAATAGCCTCGTTAAGCGTCATAGAGCCTGTTCCCATTGCAAGCTGTACCCTATTCAAAGTCTGCCTGTAAATATCGTCTGTCATTCGCAGGGCGGCTGTTTCAGCGGTCTTTTCAAGGGTGGTGACGTCTTCCATAAGCTTTGCCATTTTCTTTTCGTTCACGCCAAAGAAATGCTTGTCGGGGATAGGTGTTATAGGCTCGTCAGAAAGCTCCTGGGCGCTCCTTTGTGCCTGCCGCTGACCCTCTGCGAACTGCTCCGTCATAAGCTGTCTTGTCTGATCGTCGATAACGTCAACGTACTCGTTCATGATGTCGAGGTTTTCACGGCGGAAGTTCTCCATATTTTTCAGTTTCTCAGCCTGCCAAGCTGACCATTCAAAGCCGTAACGCTGCTCCTCCGCCTTGTGCCTTTTGAGATTGCGTTTCAGTGAAGATATGAGCCTTAGCTCTATCTCCTCAAATATCTTTGCGATGTCTTTGAAGCTGAGAATACTGACCACCTCCAAGCAGTTGATAGCAACAGGGGTTAAACAAATTCAAATGAACGAAAACTATAATGCTCCGTCCGGGCGAGGACCAAGCTCGTCACCTACCGCAGTAGGCTCACCCTCTGTAAGCCCCTTTTCCTGCATTATCCGCTTGACCTCTGCAGCTTTCCAATCGTCCTCTTTAGAACTGCCCCACAGCTCCTCCACCTGCGTTTCAACTGACATAATACCATACGTGCTTGCCTTGCCCACAGTCTCAACTCTGCTGTCAAAGTCAGGCGCACCATACTCACCGAAGTCAACTGTCACCTCATAGTTTTCAGGGGCTTTGCCCTGCATATTGTCATAGGTCATGAGCACCGCAGAAACAAGCTGCGGCAGAGCCTTTTCAAGAGCCGTTGTGATAGTGTTTCGGGTATTGCCTGTGACATCTTTCTTCTCTCGCTGAGCGTCCGCACTTGACATCTTACCCACATCTATGCCAAGCGTGGCAGGAGATACAAGCCCTTGCAGACACATAAGCAAGCAATTCGTATAGCTTGCCACAAACGCTTCATACTTGATATCAGGCTGAACTACTTCTATCTTAGGCGCTGCGCCCTCTGCCGAAAGCGGTGGATCAATGCTTATGTAACTGTTGCCGAACTGGTTAGGCGCTTTAAGCTTACCGCTTGCAGGATCTCTAGGTATCATGCTTTCGGGGATATACTGCTTTACTCTGCCTGCTCTGATAGCGTCCCACCATTGTGAGATCACCTCATCTAAAGCGTCAAAGCAATCAGACTTACCGCCGTCAAAAATGCTCTTGCCCCTGTTCGGATACTTTCGTGATGAAAAGAATTTCAGCGGCACAGCCATTATATACTCGCCCTCAAACTCAGTTCGGGGCGGTATCTGTGCAAGGCAAGGCACGTTGTCCAAACCGACCTCGTGACCGTTATCGTCATACAGACGGCTTTCTATGTATCCCTTGCCGTAATGCTCTTCAAGGTGAAATCTCTTCGAGCCTGCATAATGCACAGAATGAAAAACGACCTCGTTCAGCAGACCTCGCACAAAGCTATACTCCAACTTGTCAGCGCCGATAAACTCGACTATTGGCGTATCAGAAAGCTCAGTATCCACCGATATTTTGAAAGCTCCGTCGCCGTCAACAAGTGCGGTAACTATCGCCTTGCCTGTCAGCTCTGTGAAGTCTATATGCTCGCAGATATTCTCAAAGTCAGCCTTTGCTTTGTCACCTGTGACCTTGATATCGTCCATATCAGAATAGACAATGTATGAAAGCGTATCGGCGATTATTGCAGGCAGACCGCTATGTATCTTGCGTATCTTTTCATTCTCAGGGACGCTGCTCCAGAATGAATTTGTGCCTAAGTTAAGCTGACCAAAGAACTGCGAAAGCTCTGCGGCGTCACCACGATACCAAAGCTGTGACCTTATCACATCTGTCATAAAACCTGTTTTCTCTGTGATAGTTATACTGTATTCGGGTGCAGGCTGGATATCAAGCCAGTTTCTTATCATATTTTTCACCTTGCTTCCTATGCTAAATTTAGTCAATCTTCACACTTCCTATCTTGTCACGATACGGCAGCCAAGCATACTGGCAGGAATTGATAAGGTGGTCGTTGCCGTCCTCCGGCTCAGCCTTATCCTCTTTCCAACTGTATATGTTAAGCTCGCCTGCGTACTCCTTGCAATGCTCAAGGATATAAAAATCACCTGCCGCCAGCCAAGCTGACTGCAAGTGTATTCGGTCGATTATTTTCGTTTTCTTGAATGCCGGGATAAAATTATATATGCTGCCTGTGAGCCGTCCGAACTTCTGACATTCAAGTATGGTCGCCTGATCTGCACTGTCGATATACACATCTCGTGCAAAGCCCCACGTCCTGCGGTTTTTCTCCAAGAATACTGTAAATATCTTTGGTATGTCAGAGGGCGTGAGCGGCACTTGTCTGTCACGATTGTTATACACTTCCTCATCAAGAGTGACGCATTTTCTGTCAGCCGTTATGCCCACAAAGGTGAACGCTATGGTGTCAGGTGAGGATTGCGAGTAAGCGGTGTCAAGCCCTGCTGAGAAGTACACATAATTGAAAGCTTTCGCCTGCTTTGCTGTCAAGATATTTCGCTTTTGCAGGTCAAACACAAGCCCTGTTGCACGTCCTCTCAGACCGAGTATCTTGTTCTTATACAGCTTTGTGCCTTTCGGAGCGGCAGCCATTTTCCGCTTGATATCCTCATCAGTAAGTGAAAGATTATCACGAAAAGTAAAGAACCAGTACCGCCAATTGGGTACAGGTTCTTCTGTAAGCTCTTTCATTATCTCCGCAGGCACGTCACAGGCGTATTTCTGATACGGACGTGAGCGGTTGACAAACTCTTTGTACACAGGCAGCGAGGGGTCGTCAGGGTTGAGGGTCGCCATAAGGTAATCGTTTCGGGTGGACATCTCACGGACAAACTCGATATCAGCGGTATTTATCTCATCAATATAAACGCAGCCGAACTGAGCGCCCAGCACCATTTCCCACTTATCCTTGTTGTCATATCCCAGAACATAGATTATCTTGCCCTCAAACTTGATATGCGGCAGTTTGTAGTCCTTATCACCGTTGCCGAAGTACCGAGCATTGGTATGCAGGTCAAGAATGCCGTTATCCTGCTGAATGATAGTTTCCTCAGCCTTTCCCGTAGTCTTAGCGGCAATGACGTGAAGTTTCTTTCGGCTTGCCGACACCATTCGCATGAATTTAATGCCTGCACCCACAGTTGTTTTGCCGCTTGCGGTAGTCCCCTCAAGGAAGTCCGCAGACACGCCCCGAACGCTGTTGATAAAGTCGATATACTTCTGCGACAGAGGGAAGCTACTCGCAATGAGTTCACTCATTTAGCCCCTCACCGCCTATCTGAGCGAAAACGTCTGAAAGCTTTTCGGAGGTCTTGACCTCCGCCTGTATCTTAGCCACATATTCCCCTGTCATTTTGTTGAGGGTATCGACGGCTCTGATACGGTCAGCAGGGTCATTCTTGCCGTCCTTTGCGATATCAGACAAGAGTGCCTGCCTCTCCTTAGCGGTCATTATACGCTCGTCCTGAGCTTTCTCGGACAGCACACGGATATACTCCGCAACACTAGGATTATCTAGGATTTTGCAGGCGTCAGCTTTCGCATACTTCTCGCTGTATCCTGCCTTTATAGCACTCTGAACGGTGTTGCCGCTCTGAGCATAGTATTCTGCAAATTTCTTTTGCCGTGCTGTCAAGAGAGGCACCGTCCTTTCTTTATGGTATGAAAAAAGCCCCGATTTAGTGGGGCTTTGAACACTCAATATTATTAATTTTATTGGTTATATTTCGATCTATCCAAAACAACTTTTAAATCGCCAAAAATAACCGTGGTTCCGTTATTATATATTTTTGCAATGCCACATATAGCATTTGTATCTCTTCTATACAAACCCTCAGGGTCATAGTAATCCGTAGTTTCAAAAAATCTGACTATATAAGGGTCTTCATTATATTTATTCTTCATATAATTTATCATTTTGTTATAACAAAATTGATATTTTATCGAATAAAATATATTATTCTGTTGAACTTCTTGAAGGGTTAATGTATCATCGAAATCATCTACAATGTTAACCTCTTGGGCATATTTATAGCCTTCTTTATGAATTTGGCTATCTAACTGCGTTATAGTTTCATTGCGTAATCCTTCCACTAATTCTTCAAGTGCTATTTTGTTGAAGTTTGATTCTGCTAATAAATAATCTTTAAACATTCCTTTTAGCTGATCTTCACAATTACAACATATGCAATTTCCATTCTCAAATCCATCATAAAATATTCGGCTTTTTGCCTGTTGTCCACATAAAAAACATTTTGTAGTAAGTTTATTGGTTTGATGTTCCTCCATTTTAAACGGTTTATTACCATTAAATTTGACTACCAAGTACAATCACTCCTCATAATAATATTTCTTAAATAATATCACTAATCAGAGCGAAAATCAACGAAATGCACCGAATTTCTATATACTGCATAAAAGTCAATTACCTTTTTTATGCAACATATCAAAAATTCGACATTTATGAACTTTTTGCGACGCAACGCAAAAGACACCCCGTTTGGAGTGCCTCTCGCAAATATATTATAAGGAGTTTTGTAAATGGTGGAGCAGATGTTGAGCTGGCTCGCTCTCGACCTGCATACACCGCCCGAAGCCCGAAAGCTTGGCGGCGGTTCAAACATTATGTTGTTGGCTTTGTCGGAAAACCAACTGACCGTATGGAACAGAACGCAAGCTCATGCACTCACGCTCTGCATAAGCCCCTTTCGGGGCTTAGAAAACTGGAGGTGACTTCAATGAAAGTACAAGTCTGAGGTACATCTACACTTTCCTCAGTTTAAATTATAACACAGCAAAAACCGACAAAACCGACAAATCAAGATTTTTTTGAAATATATCTTTTTATCTTCTTTTCAACTGCGTCCTCTGTGATTCTCCCACCGCTCACCTGCATAGCTATCTGCAAGTACGTCTTACCCTTGATGAATTTCAGCACGAACATTCGCCGTGTCTGATAGTCCTCTATCCCCTTGATAAACTCCTCCACAGCCCTCTGCTCACGCTCTAGCCGAGCCTGTTCACACAGCAATGAAAGTGTATCGCCACTTGGCAGAAAGCCGTCTATGCGTGTGCTGTGTGGCGTGTAGGACGGCGGAGTGCATACGCTGATACTGTCGGCAACGTACTTGCCTGAAAGCTCTGCCTTGATGTCCTCAATGGCTGAGGCGTTCCTGCGGTAGGCTTTCAGGCGTGACATGGTCATAGGGTCGTTTCTTTCCATAGGATCCCTCCTCTCTTATTCCCATCACAACATACCCGTTCTTTATTCCCCAGCCGTTGAGGATATATGTTATCTTGTATGTATGCCCTGATATCTCATGTTTTGCGTGTTCTCTTACTGTACCGTCTGAACTACGATAAGACGTTCCGTCAGTCGGTATAAATCTTATCAGATCTCCTGTTTGAAAACCTCTGTCATTCTTTCTGACCTCGAAAGTTTTCTCACCGCTCAGAACAGCGTCACAAAATTCTATGCTAAGTTTCAGATTATGTGTTTTCATTCTTTTGCCTCCTCACACCTCAACTCTTCCAGCCTACAATACACCAACGTGTTGCCACAAGTCTTGTCAGTGATCTCTGCCTGATAGAAGAACTGACCTGTCTTACTGCTCTTGCGGATAATGCACCCTGTCAGCTCGTAGCAGTCGGAGCCGTTGTAGCTTACCCTGCGTCCGAGACTTTTCTTTACCTCGTGTATCGTCATAGCTCCTCTATCCTCACATAAATGCCGGGTATGTCCGCCCAAAACTTCTCGCATATCTCGCTCGCCACAAGCTGGTCGTCTGTCCAGAAGTCAAGCTTTGTCATACAGTCCTTGAACATCTTCTGCAAGTTATCCGTGTCAGGCTTGCTGATCTTGTACTCTCCGTCCTTGTGCTTGCCGTCATTAGGAAACAGCCACTTTGTTACCAACCTTATCCCACAGATGTATTTTTCAGGCGGTCTGTGCCTTGCAAGGTTTGCCGTGAGCTTTTCTTTTGCCGCCTTGACATCGGGTGGGTCATAAAATATCGGCTTACCATTTCTCACTGCCACCTTGTGTTCCTGCGCTGTAGCTGTCGGCGGTATCATTGCCATAAAAAATTCAGTCATTGTTATCTGTTCCTCTCCAAGTCCGTGTAGCTTGGTCATAGCTTATCATCTTGTGATTTGCAGCCATATCAAAAATCTTCTGCATTATATCAGGCTGAGATACCAACCACCTTGCGACATCGCTTTGAGTAATATCAAAAGTTTCTGATGTAGTATGTCTGAGCGGCGGCATTTTTCTCGCACAGTTCAAAAAGTCATAATTAATGTTTTTGCCTCGCATAAAGTTTACTCCTTTCGTGTCGGGTGCGGTTTATATTTGCTTATAATATTTTGACCGCCGTCCTTTAGGCGGTCAAAAATATATTATATATAATATACTTTGTCTGTCCGTCCGACAAACTCGGTAATTTTCGATATTGTCCGACAAGGAAAAAGTTCGATTTTGTCCTGACACTTTTTCGATTTTTTCCTGTCTGTCTAAAGTTCAAAAATTCGATTTTGTCTTGTCTGTCTACTGAGCTTTTAAGCCACATTCTCCCTCTTCTATCCAAAAGCCACCATGCTCTTTGAGGTATCTTCCAACGGTCTTTTCGCTCTTTCCTATGTACTCCGCCAGCTCAGAAATGCGGCACTTGCCGTTCTCCTGCACACCGCTGAAAGCTGTTTCAATGCTCTCCTTGCGCTCCTTGCTGCGGTCTTCATGGGTCTTTTTCTTGCTGAAATTCTTTTTCCAATTCGGTGCGATGTCCACTTCGCAGTCTTTAAGCACGCCCACAGTATCCTCTCTGTGAACAGGATAATCAAACCACATATTGAGGGGAGCAAATTTCGGGAACTCTCTCAGAGTACCCTCTATACGCCATGCCGTGCGGTTTCTTACCGCAAGCTTGGCCTTGTCTATGTCGGTCATCATAAGCTTGTATGAGTTCGGGTGCAGGTGCTTGTGTGTTATCTCAAGCATTTTTGACGGCGTAACAAGATCGTCCTGTGAGCAAAGCTCATCAGTATTTCTGTAAAATCTCCTCATCCAGTTCTCACAGATACGGCAAACAGTTTCGTCCTCCTGCTGTTTGTAAAGGCTGTCTGAAATGTCAAGCTCTGAAAGGTCAAGAAGTGCGTCAGGGTCACGGGCGAATACTCCTGAACCGCTGGCTCTGTCCATTGAACGCTTACCGCCCTGAGCGCCTTTCGAGTGGTGGTGGCAGTATATGACCGCACAGCCAAGCTCTGTGCATACCTTGTCAAACTGGTTGCAAAAGTGCGCCATTTGGTCTGCTGAGTTCTCGTCACCTGTTATGACCTTGTAGATAGGGTCTATTATCACGGCAATGTAATTCTTCTTGCTTGCTCGGCGTATAAGCTTTGGCGCAAGCTTGTCCATTGGTACGCTGTGACCTCGCAGGTTCCATATGTCTATGCTGTTGAGGTTATCAGGCTCTAGGTGCATTGCGGTGTACACGTCCTTGAAACGGTGCAGACAAGATGCTCTGTCAAGCTCTAGGTTGACGTATAGTATTTTTCCTTTGGTGCATTGCCAGCCAAACCACTTGACCCCCTCAGCTATCGCCACGCACATCTCGATAAGTGCATAAGACTTGCCTGCCTTTGACGGACCTGCAATGAGCATTTTGTGACCCTGTCTGAGAACACCGTCAATAAGTGGCGGAGCAAGCTCAGGCAGGTTATCCCACTCAGCACTCAGGCTCTCAGGGTCGGGGAGATCATCATTGATACTCTCTATGTAATCTTTCCATTCCGAAAAGCTTTCTTTGCCTATGTTCTTGTCAATGATAAACTGTTTTTTGCCGTTTCTCATCACACCTGGCATACGGCTAAGACGTGAGGGATTGCGGTTTTGTTTATCTATGTCAAGACCGCTTTCTTTGCAGACCTTGTAAAGAAAATCAACACGCCTGCGGTATTCATCATAGTTGGGAGCGTCTATCTTGACGATAGCGTGAACGCTCTTTCCGCCGCTGTATACAAGCACAGCGATAGGAAGTTCAAGCTCTCTCATCACAGCATTCTGCTGTTCTATTGGCATACTGTCGCTTTCAACAAGAGCATAGCGGTAGTCTGTTACATTCTCGTTCTTTACGCCCTTGCCGTCAAGAGGATTGAAGCGGATCCATGCTCCGGCTTCTTCCTTGTAGTCGCCAAACACCGCACCAATGTCGCCGTTACATTCGCCAAGCCTCTTGATAAGCTCCCCTGCCGTCCTGTCACAGCACCCCTTTGTGGGCAGATACTTGGTCTTGCCGTCCTTTTCTGTTTCCCACGTTTGCGTAACATAGCCCACATTCTCTCCTGCTTCAAAGAGTGTTTCAAGATATGTGACTATCTCCTTGACAGGATCCCATTGGGCAGGCTCGGTGATCGGTATGCCCTCACCGCCGTTTACAAGGGGACTGCTTTCTTCTGCAACTATCTCGCCGTCCCAATCGTATGCCTTAAACTCATGGGGGCTGTATCCTCTTTCCTTTGCCATTTGCACGATAGTTCCTGCGGTCACAGGCTGAGCATTGCCGTTAAAGCCTTGCCACTTGTGTTCACACTCACCGCTGTGATAACGGCTGTCTGACCTCGACCAACTGTCCCAATCGTTCACGGAATAGCCCTCGTGCTTGAGAGCCATTCCCACATTGACCCATTCTTGATAATCACAGCTTGCAGGGTCTATGTACTCAAGCATTTTAAGCAAATTTGTGTTATCCATTCACTTCTCCTTAGTTCTCAGGTGTGTATGTTTTCGGGTCGATATCTCTCGGCACTCTCCAGCCATTGGCAGAAATACGAGCTATCATCCTGCTTGCGCTGTCAAAGCTCCAAGAGCCGACGTGTTCAAAGCCCTTGCTTTCAAGCAGCCTTATCTGCTTTGGAGTGGTAAGTCCTGCATTACGGCGCTTTTCAAGTCGGTCAAGGATAAGCTTTGCCTTGCCTGCGTTGTCTATATCGTCAGGGAAAATGCCCAGCTTTTCAAGCTTTGCTTTCTGCTTGTCGGTAGCAGGAGCACACTCCCAGCCAAAGGCAGGGACATATGAAGACAAGTCCTCAGCCTGTATTGACATTTCATACTGCAAAGGGTCAACGAGTTTTCTCTTGCGTGTTTTCATTTCTTTGAGCTGCTTTGCCAAAGACTCTTCACGCTGTGCCACAACGTCCTCGCTTGCCTGTTTTTCTGCCTCTTCGATATCCACTGCACAGCCTGCTTCATTGGCAAGGTTTTCGGTCATTTTCTCAGCGACCTCTTCATTCTGACAGATAAGGTGTGCAGGTCTGCAAAGCTCGTGGCGTTCTGTGTGCCACAGAAAATCAAGCAGTAAAAGCTCTGTCTTTCCCTCGCAAAGTCTTGTGCCTCTGCCTACCATTTGACAGTAAAGCCCACGCACTTTTGTTGGTCTTAGCACGATAACGCAGTCAACTGACGGACAGTCCCAGCCCTCTGTGAGGAGCATTGAGTTGCACAGCACGTTGTATTCGCCCTTGTCGAAAGCTTCAAGTATCTCCGCTCTGTCTGTGCTTTCTCCGTTGACCTCAGCGGCGTTGAACCCTTTGCTGATAAGGATATCACGGAACTTCTGAGAGGTCTTGACAAGCGGCAGGAACACAACTGTCTTGCGTTCCTTACAGTATTTGAGCATTTCATCAGCTATCTGATAAAGATATGGGTCAAGTGCCGTGTCGATATCACTTGCCTTGAAATCTCCTGCCTGAGTTGATACTCCTGAAAGGTCAAGTTTCAGCGGTATGGTGATAGCCTTGATAGGCGAGAGATAGCCCTCTTTGATAGCCTGCGGCAGGGTGTATTCATATGCAAGGCTGTCGAACACCGAGCCTAAGTTCTTCATATCGCCCCTGTCAGGTGTAGCCGTCACCCCAAGTACCTGAGCTTCAGGGAAATGGTCAAGCACTCTCTGATAGCCGTCTGAGATAGCGTGATGAGCCTCGTCAATGATAATGGTATCGAAGTAATTTTCCGAAAAGCCTTTGAGCCTTTTCTCACGCATAAGGGTCTGAACTGAGCCTACTACTACACGATACCAAGAGCCTAAACAGCTTTGCTCTGCTTTCTCGGTGGCACAGCCAAGCCCTGTTGACTTCATAAGCTTGTCCGCCGCCTGGTCGAGCAGCTCGCCCCTGTGGGCAAGGATAAGCACACGCTTACCCTGCCGCACACATTCTTCCGTAACAGCCGAGAAAAGTATTGTCTTTCCCGTTCCTGTGGGCAGAACTGCAAGGACTTTGTTTATTCCCTCAGACCACTGTTCGAGTATAGCAAGCTTAGCCTCGTTTTGATATGGTCTTAAATTCATCATCAGAACGCACCGGCTTTCCAGCCACCTGTCTGAGCAGGCTGACTATACTGCGGTGTCTGCGTCTGAGCAGGCTGAACGGTAGTAACATTCTCGTCATAGGCATAGAGCTTCTTTATCTTGTTGGACTGCCTGTCCTCGCCGTCCTTGTTCTTGTAGTTGTCAACGTAGACGTGACACTTGCCCTTTTTGCCTGTGATAGCGTTCCAGTTCATTTTCAGCGGCTCACCATGCTTTTTTAGTCCGAGAGCCAGGAAAAGTGCTGAGAGCTTCCACTCAAACTTATTGCAAAGGAAGAAGTTTTCTGTTATCTCTATTGTGTCCTCTGCACCCCAAATGGTGAATGTGACCTTAGCCATATTGCAGGGCGGTACTTTTTCCGACCCCTCATGTCTTGCACGTTCGTACTTTGCAACGGTGAAGTCATAGTCCCCCTCAGGGAGCGGGACAAAGTCCCCACTCTCGTTGACTATCTCATCTTCCCAGCCGTATTCTATAAAATTATCCATAGTGTTGTCCTCCATTTAAAATGGTACTTTCTGATTTTCTCTGATAAGCGGCAACATTTGCTCCCAAGCGCCTATCAGACAGCCCTGCACGAAGTCGTCAGGATAGTTTGTGATAGGAGTATCATAAGGGAAATAGTTTCTCTGAGATACCACAAGCCGTATATCCGATTCGCTTACGTTGTTGGCTCTCATAAGGTCTGCAAGTGCTTTCGGTATGCCCTCAGGGATAACGATAGGTGCAACGTCCTCAAAGCCGCTGAGATCTGTAAGGGGTTCTTCTGCCTTTGGTGCAGCTTTCGGCTGAGCCTGCTGCAATGTCACTGCGTTTGATGTTTTATGAGGTGGCTGCGGTGCAGCTTTCGGCTGTGCAAGCTGCTCTTGCACACGTCTTGGCATCGGCACAGGCTTAGGCATTTCAGCAGGCTGTGTATACGCAAACAGGTGAGCTATACCACTATACTCAAAAGGCATTTCAGACGGAAGTCCGTCACGATTTTTAGCGTCCCAGCAAGGGTGATGTGTGGTGTACATTACACGGTCACCGCCCTGAGCCTTGAACTTCTTGCCGTCCTTATCCACAGCTACTGCATATGTTTTGTAGTTTGCAAACAGCACCATATCTGCCCATTCTTTCACAAGAGGCGATATCTGAGAAGAAGTTTTCTTGCCGAGCTTTAACTCCCAGCGGTCATAAGCGCCCAGCTCGTCAGGCTGTTCAAACTTTCTCATCTGAGCGTGAGCCGTAAGCACAACGTTGATACCGCTGTCAACTACCTCCTGCAAGAGATTAAGGAACTTGCCTATCTCCTCTTTTTCGTAAACATAGCCGTTGCCGTAGCCGAAATCTTCAATGCCTTTCTTCTGATGTGCCGAGCAGATCGTTTCAATGCAAAGCTGCTCCGCCCAGTCAAATGTATCAATGACAAGGGTCTTGCAGAGCCTGCCGTTCATAGCTTCCTTTACCTCATTTTTGAGCATTTCCCAGCTTGACGGCTTAGGGAAACGTCTGATGTTCAGCTTCTTTGTGCTGCCCTCTGTATCAATAAATACAGGGTCGGGGAACTGAGCCGCAAAGGTGGATTTGCCTATGCCCTCAGGACCATATATCACAACTTTCTGTGCGGAGCTTACAACTCCTGATGTTATCTCATACATTAAAATGCACCTGCTTTCCAAGTTTTCGTTTCTGTGTTTTCTTCCTTATCATTGTCCATTGACCTGCCGTCCTCGATAATGATACTGCACTCGTCACCTGTGGAAACTCTAGTGGCAATCGCCTGCAAGCCCTGTGCTTCAAGCCACTTGCCGAAGTCATCAAGGGTGTCGGTATCCATTTGTTCAAGCTTGTCCAAAAGTACGAAGCCGCAGTCAGGGTTGAGCTTTCTCACGATAGAGGTAGCGACGATAAGCTGTTCAGCACCGCTTATACTGTCCCACTTATGCCCGTTATACAGCAGCTCTCCGTCCTCAACTGAAAGCCCCTCAAGAGGCAGGTCGGCACTGCCCAGCAGGTCAGTTTTAACCTGCCTTACGTCCTCTATCTGCTCAGTGAGATATGTATACTGTGAACGATAGTCCTCAGCGTCTATCTCAGCTTTCTCCCTGTCGAGGTTTGCTCTTATCTTCTTGTTCAGCTCCTCGATTTCCGAGATATTCTTTTCAAGCTCCGCTGTGCTTTCGTCCACAAGGTCTTGAGCGTCAAGGCTTGCAAGCTTGAAGTTGTTCGCTGCCGCTTCATAGCTTGCTTTTGCACGCTCATAGGCAGACTTAGCAAGCTCCAGCTGCTTTTCGTAGTATTCTTTCTGGTCACGCTTACGCTGATTTTCGCCGTTGCGAGCAAGTATATCCTGCTGCTGTCTGATAAGCTCCGAAGCTGAAACAGGCTCGGCAGGGACGTTTGCGTACACAGGCATTTCCTTTGCAAACTTAGACTTCTGGTCAGCTATTCTGCCGATAGCGGTACGCTGGTCATAGAGGGAATGTTCCTTATGCTCAAGCTGATAGAGCGTATCGCCCACGCCGATTATTTTCAGCAGAGTTGAAGCTTTTTCCTTACTTGACTGGTTGATGAACTTAGGCAGGTCGAGGGCGAACTGCTCAACGAAGCTGTTCAAAAGCTGCTGACCGCCTTTCTTGCCTGTGCTGTCCGTGACTTTGAGAGAGCTGTTCTTGCCCGAACGCTCCACCACGATTCCGTTGTCGAGGGTGATCTTCAAGTGCGGTTCGACAACAGCCCCCTCACGCTGAGGAGAGGACGGCTTATACTTGTCACCGCCAAGCGCCCAAGCGATAGCGTCAAGGACAGAGGTCTTGCCCTGCCTGTTCTTACCGCCGATAACAGTAAGTCCATTTTTTGCAGGCTCAAGCTGTACGGCTTTTATCTTCTTTACGTTCTCAAATTCAAGTGAGTTTATTTTTACTGACATTTTAGTTCGCTCCTTTCGTTATCTCCATTCAACACCTATAAAGTCAAGCACACGTCCCCAGCCATAAACTGTGCCATCTTCGTCTTTACAGCAGCGTTTCATCCAGTATTCCCATTCAGCAGGATTATCTTCACGCAGTCTATCGAAGCGGTGAGGACGCTGCTCCATATGTATACCAAAGCCGCACATTGAACAGCCCGTACGCTGCGCTCTCGTAGTGTAAAGCTCACCATTTTCTTTGCGTTTGATCTCTCCATATGCTCTTGGAACGGGTACATTAAGGTCAAGAGCAAGCTGTAACAGATCTTGCCTCGTGAATATAGCAAACGGACAGCTTCGTGTTGTAGTTTTACCATAATAGTTGCAGCCGTTTTTCATTAGTGCCATTTCCCTTTGACCGCCTTCTGACGCCATAAGTCCCAAATATGGATAGCTGTTATGTTCTTTTGCCCAATCGTCGCAAGGCTTTTCCTTCATATAGTAGCAACATTTTGACGATACTTTGAAGTTTGGTACAGGTCGTATGTCAAGATCAGGTCGCATATGCGCATAATTACCGCCAAAGAGCTTTATCCACTTATCTTGCAACTTGATGCGATCGGAGTGCTTGAAGCCACCCTGTTCGCCCATATCACCTGTCATAATTGCGTGAATAAATGTCTGTTTGTCCGCATTAGGTTGCAACAGATAGCTTATCTTATTGGCTTTGGCTTTGCTCACGACCGGAAAGCCAAGTTGATTGAGCACCTGCGTTTTGCTCATATATGGCTTTATAGATGTAACACCCAGCTGCTTATGTATCTCTTGGTTTCCTCTATCTTCTAAGATAGACACACTTATGGCAGGAACATCAATGCCTATGTTTCGAAGAAACACAAGAAGTGTAATGCTATCAAGTCCTCCGACAGAAACGTGACAAGTAGCGTTAAGATCGCCGTACACTTTGTTGTAGAACTCCCAAGCTCTGATCTCTGCGTGACGTACCTTCGCTTCGTAAGGCAGATTCTGTTTCAGCTTAAATTCATCTATTGTCATTTGCCGTCACCACCTCTCAACTTTTCAAGCTTATCCCTTGTGCTGCATATCTTTCCATACGCCTCGCCAGTGTCAAAGGCTCTCTGCTCACATTCTGACATTCCCTCATAGACAGTAAGTATATTTGAGCAAGCTTCATCAGCAGTTTTGTATGCTTGACAAATCGCTGCTTTTGTGGTATCATCAAGGTGTAATATTGAACCGGTATCTTTTGATACCTCCGAGCTTGTGCTGTTGGCAGACAGTGCAGGCTCGTTTTTTGTGTTGTTCACTATGTATTGTGTGAAAGTTTCAATGCAACCCTCAATTTCCAAAGTTGCGAAAAATGGGCAGTTATCGCAGTCAGCATTTGTCGCACAATGTTTCGCCGCATTTATGATATCTTCGTTTGTAAATTCCTTATTCATCTTTATTCCTCCCTTATCGGCTGTACGCTCATATACTGCTTGCCGTCATAGTCCATCTTCTTCACAGGTTCAAGCCCCTTGTCCCTCAGCGACCTTGCGGCATCGCCAAGCCCTCTGTCGAAGTCCTCACGGGTCTTGTAGAATGCACATCTGCGACAGTAGTCCTTCGTTGGCGTTACTGTCAGCGCACCGCATTCGTCAGACTTAACATTTGAATGGAACACGCAAAGGCTTACCGCTCCACTGCCGTTGTCAAGGGGCTTGTCCCTCTTAAAAACCTCTCTCATCACTATCATCGTCTTCGTCATCCTCTTTCTCAAAACGTTTCTCCCAGTGCCTATCCACCACGCTCAACACAAGATACATCACTACATCTATCCCTGCAAGCACGGCTATTGTTATCAGCAGTATTCCTACAATGTTCATTACCACTTTCCTTTCATTTCAACTTCGACCTTGACCACAGGTCTGCCTGCTTCTCTCACCGCACGCTTAATGCTCTCCTCTGCTTCCTCGTAGGCAGTTTCTTTTACGCTTACATACCACCTGTACGCTACATACATTGCAAGCACCACCAAAAGCGCTACCGCTGCGGCACATCTGATTATCTCTAGTACGGCTATCATTTTCTCACGTCCTTTCTGATCTCTCTGCTATCCACTTGTCAAGCAGCGTTGAGTATATCTCGTACACATATTCGTTAAGCTTAATGGCGCACCCAAAAGGATACACGCCCTGTCTGAGCCCTGCGTTCAGCCTGTTCACATTGGTGTTGAACCCTGCTGCTCTGAGCCGCTCAACCGCCTCTGCCGATGATATCACTCTAAGCATTTAGTCCACCTCCTCGATTGTCAAGACAGTTTCACGAGGGCTAACACTTGCCTTTTTAAAAGCCTCGTACTGACTCTTTGCAGCTACTGTAAGAACTTTCTTATCGTGAAACTGGTCTGTCGTTGTTACCTTGTACAGTTTCATTTTTTTTGTGCCTCCTCTAAATCATTTATTATATTAAAGCAATAACAGCCTGAACGTTTCTTTTCCTTTAGGCGTAATAAACACCTGCGTGCTTGAAAAACCTGTTTTCTCATTAGAAAACTCCTTGACTTCAAACAAGCCGTTCTCCATAGGCTTTGCATACGGCATAAGCTTACCCTTTTTATCTCTGTAAAGATACTTTTTATCAAGCAGGAAATTCACAAAAGCATTTTGCTTGACTTTAAGTTCCTTAGCTGTTTCTCTGATTCCTGTCAGCAGATTTCTGTCCACGAGTTCATCAAAGTAATCAGCTTTCGGTTGCATTATCTGTTTATCAACAGTAAGCTGTGAAACACTTACTTGCAGAGCTTTCACCTTTTCGTTAGCAATTTCCAAAGCCCTTTTCATAATCATTTCGGGACTGTTCCAAGCTTCTTCAACTCTTATGAAGTACTGGCGGAACTGCTTCCCTTTTTCACTTCTCTGCAACATACAGATCTCTTTTGCCATTGGAATTGTAAGTTGGTGGTCGGTACCCGGTCTGCCGCCTTCTGATGTTTTACTCAAAATTGAGTAAAAGTCCTCTTTATCCGAAAAACCGTATTCACACATTCTTTTGAACCAATCATTATATCTGGTTTCTACTTCCAAAGCCTTGTGAAGTTCCCTACCCGATACTGTTGGGCGTTCAGCATTTTCATAGCTGATTTTGATTAGTTCATTCATTAGTCATCTGTCCTTTCTCAGTGGTGATACTATAATCACCATTGCAATAAACAATTTTCACTTCTAAAACATCTGCTATTTTTTCAGCAACACGCCTGCTGTCAGTTGCGCCGCACATAAACGCTTTAATTGTGCTTTCCTTTACACCTGATTTCTCAGCTATTTGAGCATACGTTAAGCACTTTGATTTTGCAATCATTTTGACTTTTTGCTTAAAATCATCAAACATAATTTGTCACCTCCTACAATCATAATAAAATTGGGTTGACAAAGTTGATGAAATATGATACTATATAGAAAACAAAGTTTAAATATTATAAACCACCGACTCTATCAACGCTGTCACCTTTTATTGTTGAGTTTGTATCAACTGAGATTAGTATAGTTGATTTTTTCTCAATTGTCAATGGTTTTGTTTGATATTTTCTCAACTTTGTCATTTTATACAAAAGTGAGGTTGATATTATGTCAATTATAGACAAGATTTGTGATTTGATGAACTATAAAAAAATCACGCAAAAACAACTTACAGATTATTTAGGCTTAGATAAAAGTACTTTCTCACAATGGAAATCAGGTAAAAATCAATCATATCTGAAATACATTTCTCAAATTGCAGATTTTCTAAATGTTCCAGAATATTACTTGAAAAGTGAAGACTTAAAACTTAATTTTATACCACATGAGTTGGATGATGAATATATTATCGAATGTCCTGTATGCGGTTATGACTGTACGCATTTTATAGGAATAAAACCTGTGGACTTTGGCACTTATAAAAGTGACGGAATAGCTATTGAATTTCACTGTGAAGACGATCACACTTTTTACCTGATTATTGATTCATACAAAGGAAATACTTATGCAGTTTACACTGATGAATCATGTACTCAGTTTAAACCTGCAAATCTAGGAATGGAGTCAATGCCTACTTCGCTACTAGACATGGTAATAAAAGAAATCACAAAAAAATACCATGCTCTTGACGAACATGGTAAAAAGGCTGTGGAAAGTATACTAGATATAGAGTATAAACGTTGCACAGAAACAAATAGAAACAAGTCTAAAACAATCACATTCAAGCGCTTTAACGTGAATAAAGCTTCGGCAGGCTGTGGATATGATTTGAGCAATTCAGATGTATGGAGAGAAATTGAAGTAATAGATACCCCAGAAGCCCATGAAGCGGATTTTGCAGTTGAAGTTGATGGACACAGCATGGAGCCTACGATTAGTGACGGCAGTATTGTATATATAGCCACCGATTCTGATGTTCCTGTTGGTGAAATTGGATTGTTCCGTCAGAATGGTGCGGGTTACATAAAAGAAAAAGGTAGTAATCGCCTTATTTCACATAATCCAGATTATCCAGACATTCTTCCTGAAAACGGCGAAATAGTTTGTATTGGCAGAGTTATTGGTATAGCAAAACTTCCAGATTAAGTCCAAGAGGATAACTTCCTGCTGATACTTCAAATATCAATTAGGAGAAACGTATATGGGTAAAAAGAAACGCAAATCAGAGCCAGGCTGCATTGCAACTATATTCGGCTATCTGATATTTGTCTGCATAATCGCTCTTATCATAGACCTTATTAGAACTCACATATCCGAGCGAGCCAAACATAACCTTATGGTAGTTGCTATCGTGATCGGCGTTATCATATTCATAAGCATGGTCTGCACCATTTACCGCAAGCTTCACAGAAAGTATACTTTAAAACAACTTGATAAAATGGACGGACACCAATTTGAATATGCCTGTGCTGATATTCTGAAAGCCAACGGCTACAAACACGTTAAGGTGACAAGAGGCTCCGGTGACTTTGGCGTTGATGTCATTGCAGAGAAAGACAAGGTCAGATATGCGATACAATGCAAGCGATACAATCACAAACTTGACAACACCCCTATACAAGAAGTTGTCGGCGGACTTGCGTACTACCAATGTGACAAAGGTGCCGTTATGACAAATCAGTATTTTACCGAGCCTGCCAAACAGCTTGCACAGGTGAATGATATAGAGCTGTTGGACAGAGATACGCTTTCACATATGGTTGATAAAACAGAAAAGTCATTTGATGATAAGCTTAATTTATTCAGATCTTATTTGACCAGCTCATCTACAATGCTAGTTGCTTATCTCGAAAAGTGTGGAATTTATTCAAGGATAGAAGATATAAATACAGATACCAAAACACTGTCATTTACCCTTAAATTAAAATTTGCAGATGACATCGAGAATGTAAAGGCAAAGAAGAAAGCAATTTCCAAAATAACTAAAGCGAAAGTAATTGATATAGTGCAAAACGAGAATGATATGATAACTATCATTGTTCGTACACCAAGAAAATACAGAATAAAATCATAAAAAAAAGTCCTCCGAGCGTTGACAGCACTCAGAGGACACGTGAACTGATATTGACAGTATCAGCTCGATTAAAATTCACACCCAAACCCGTTAAGAAAGGGCGAATTTTGCCCTTTTATTGTAGCACACTTTTTTAGGAGTGTCAAGAATAGGAGAAAAATATGCTATGTAAAAAATGTCGTAAGGAAATTCCTGACGGCTCTATTTACTGCAACTACTGTGGTAAAAAGCAGGAGACCACAAAACGAAAAGTCCGCCGCAGACCACGAGGAACAGGCACGATAAGATACAAGCCTGAATACAAAAACCGCCCATATGTGGTTTTCAGCCCTCGAACAACGTCCGGCACAGGTGAAAAGTACATCGGCTGTTTCAAAACGGCAGCAGAGGCACAAGCCGCCCTTGATAGTTACTTCAACTCTACGCACATAGATCACTCCAGCCTAACACTTGCACAAGCGTATGAGAATTGGAGCTCCGAGCATTTTGAAAGCCTTACAAAGAGTGGTGAGCAGGGCTACAAGACCGCATGGAGATACCTTGATAGTATCGCAGGCAGGAAGATGTCAGAGCTTAAAACGGCAGATTATCAGAGGTGCATAACCGAATGTGCCAAACGTTTCAGCCGTTCGCAATGCGCAAAAATCAAGCAGCTATGCTCACAGCTCTGCAAGTATGCCGCCCAAAATGACATCATAGACAAAAACTATGCTGAATACATAACACTTCCAAAAGAGGTTAAGAAAGAGAAAAGAATTTTTACAGCGGAAGAGCTTGAAAAGCTGTGGAAGCACTCTTCGGATAGATCTGTCCAAGTCATTTTGTTTATGATCTACACAGGCTTTCGTATCGGTGAGGTGTTCACGATACTTAAAAAGAATGTCCACCTTGCCGAAAACTACATGATTGGCGGCATCAAGACCGAAGCGGGCAAGGACAGACTTGTGCCGTTTCCGTCACAGATACCCGAAATAAAGACGTTTGTACAAGATTGGTACAATGAAAGCAAGACGGATTTTTTGCTGAATGGTGATGTCAACAATTTCAGAAAACGCAATTTTTATCCTGCACTTGCCGAGTGTGGTGTGATACCCGAGCCAACAGTTACTGAACTAAAAAGCGGCAAAACGACAAAGAAATATGACACGGAGATAACGCCTCATTGCTGCCGTCATACGTTCGCAACGTTATCGGCAGATTGCGGTATGCAACCTGAAAAATTGCAGCGTATCATCGGTCATGCCAAGTATGAAACAACGGCAGATATATACAATCACTCAGGGCAGGACGCAAAAGCACTAGCGGAAGAAATGTCAAAGTTAAGAAAGCCAGTGGAACATTAGTGGAACATTTCACCGATAAGCGCCGATTTTACGGCATTTCTTGATTGGTTGGTAAGGACGAGGTCACCGGTTCAAGCCCGGTTAGCAGCTCCAGC